AAAAGAAAAGGAGTTTCTGAATGGGAATCCTTTTTTCCATGCAATTTCTAACGTGGTTAAAGGTGGTACTACTTTTGTGGCAATGGCTTCTGCGTTATTGACTGCAATTAATTTGGCAGCTTATTCAGCTGTAAAAGCGCCTAAATTATCATTTACAACTTCTACCCCAATAGTTAAGGCTGATGCAATTCTTCAGTCAAAAAGAGTTCTTGAGTTACATACTATAGACTCTGCTAATTTGGATTTACCATTGAAAAAACAATATCAACAGTATAATGTTATCCAGGATGTTTTAGTTACTCCTGGTGTTAGTCATGTACCACAACTTGGTGCGATGACAGCACAGACAGCTGTTGATTTTGCTAAAGTTTATCAATCATATAATGTGATTGAGCATACTGATGAATATACTCCAAAGATAGAAAAGAAAACTCCTGGGAAGATTTATGGTGTTAAAGTTGAAGCTACTAAAGTTAAGATAGAGGAGAAACCTACTATCAAGAAACAACTTACTTGTATTCGTTGTGCTTGTAAACTGACTAAAAAAGCTATTAAAGAGAAGAGTAAATTATGTCCAATTTGCTATGAAACTCAAAAGAAAAGACAGTGTAATACCTGTGCAGGTCCTATGCATGTTTTTTGCACCACGACCAATTGTGAAAAATGCATTTTAAAGGAGAAAGATGTTGAGTTCGCTAACAAGCAAGATATAGAGCAACATATGCCCAGCGGAAATAAAGGAAAGAATAAAGGTCGTGCAATGGAAGAAGTTGAACGTGTTAAAAAACGTGCAGGACACCATGGGACGGGACAAAATCGTCAGAGACAAGAAGGTGGGGTTAAAGGTACAGCTTATACTGCTGTTAAAGATACATCTTATTTGTTGTATGATGCATCTCAATTGATGCATTTAATGGGATATGAAGAGTTTGATCAAATGCCAGAGGATCTTCAAGATTTGTGGGATGAGTGGCATGATGAGTGGCTTAAACCTGGTTTAGGTGGAACATTCTATGATTTTGGTCAACAGTATGGTTACTTTAAAGAGTATGAACGTCGTTTTGATTCTGGTAAAATTTATAATACTGCCTCTTGGAAACTTCAGAAAGCTTATGCTAAAAAAGGAATTGAGCAGCATGCAAAAGTGCCTATAATGGTATTTGCTAAAAGTATGGCTAAAGTCATTGGTTTGAATAATGAAACATATGGTTTTGGTTATATGATTACACCAGAGGTGATTGTTGTCCCAGCACATTTCAAGAAACTTGTCTGTGTTGAAGTTAAAAATTCTATGGGTACTCAGAAAATTCCTGTTGAAGTACTTGAGTCAAAAATATTTTTTAAATATGGTATCGTTGAAGATGGATTTACCATGTACAAATTGACTCAGAAAACTACTCAGAAAGCAATGGGTTTTGAACCTGCAATGACTTGTACGGGATTGGTAATCTCGCCTAATGTTATACAATGCTCTGGAGTTGAGCTTACTGGTTCTAAAGATTCAGAGGTACTCTTGTATCATGCAGAAAGTGTACCTGGTGATTGTGGTCAATTAGTTATTAATTCAGATTCCGGTAAAGTTGTTGGTCTTCATGCTGGTATTGATCGTTCACAAAAAGTTACTAAACGTGCTTTTGGCTTACCTTTTACTGGAGTAGTCCTTGACTTCTTCCGTACAACTTTGGAAAATTCAAAGTTGGGAAACTATTAATGTACCCCATATATCCATCACTCCCAATTATGTCAGGTGAAGCACCTAGAGTGTTTCATCATTTACCTTATGTTGGTCGATTAATGACTAAGAAACTTTCGAGTACATCACAGTATAGTGTTGTACCAACTTTTTCTTTTGACCCTTTTTGTCATTCACAATTAGGGGATAATTACCAACTGGCTCAATTGGGAGATATGGGGGATTTGATGGATAAATTAGCCAATTATGACATTGTAGATTTACCTATATCTATTGAGTGTGCAACGTTAGCATTGAACCATTTCTTTGATAAAATTCAGAAATGCCAATTTGCTACGTTTGAATCAGCACTTCGATGTCTTACTAAGGATAAAACCATAGGTTATGGTGCACGTGAACTTGGTATCTTTTCTCGTACTGATCCTGCAATGATTGAGTATTTGACAGATTATATTGAACTCTCAAAGATAACTCTTCATCATGTGTTTATTACTGCTTCTCAGAAGGATGAGGTTCGTCCTATTCTGAAAGTCCCACGATTGTTTACTTCATATCCGCCTGAACACACTTTTTTAGCAATAATAGTGTTAAATGCTTTTTTACA